TAGAAAATGCAAAGCTCATTATCAAGCATAAAAAAGCAGTTAATGAAGAACAACGTGGAAGTCGTAGTCGTAATATCAGTGCCATTTATATTGAAAACGCAGAAGGCGAGCGTTATAAGTTTCCTAGCAACAACCTTGCAGGCGGCCGTGCAATGCTACGTCATGTTAAAGAAGGCGGTAATCCATACGATGAGCTTGGACAACATATCATTGAAATGTGTGACGAGTTAAAGCAGTTAAAAGAATTCAAGCGTTACAGCCTACGCAACAACTTAGTAAGCGAAGATACATTTGACATTATTGAAGCAGTATCTGCTCGTGTAGTTGCCGTTCGTGAAAAGTTAAACAAAAGTAAGGGCAGCAAGGGCTATGCTCGTATGGCTGAAGAATTTAATGCAAAAGAACAAACTATCAATGAAGATGAACTAGCTAATATTAAAGATAAGTTTACAGTTAGATCGTTTGACGAAGGTTTAGATAGTGCATTGCCTTACGTTAATGCATTGATTAAAGAAATGGAAGCAGTTCGTGAACGTGACGATTTTGCATCCGAAACATTGAATAATTTAACAAACTTAGTTAACAGAGTATCTAAGGTAAACTTAAGATCAGGTGTTGAAATTAAGTCAGATCCAGAAAATCCGATGAACAACGCTACCTTAGCAAAAGCACCATATCAACAACAGTTAGGTGCTATATTCGAATACCTCAGCGGTATTATTGCTGGTGGTAAAGACCACGACGAATTATCAGTTACCCTTGCAAGAATGGGTGATCTGGTTGACAAAATTACAGACCGTGCTATGCTAGTGAAAGCAGCAAATGCTATTAAAGCACTAATGCCTAAGCTACAGCAAGGTGGTAATGAGTCAGTTGAAAAAGAATCAGTTGTTACAACAGTTGAAAGCAAAATTAATAAAGTTTTCAACGGTTACAATTTTAATAAACTTTTTAATTGACAAGATAAATAAAACACGTTACATTAGTGGTAATAAGTATCTTGCCACTAAGGTATACTTAGGCACAAAAAAATATAGGCACATATAAGGAGAAAAAACTATGGCTACATTGGCAGAAATTCGTGCAAAACTAAAAGAACAAGAAGCTCGCTCACAAGGAGCATCTACAGGCGGAACAAGCGATAACGCTATCTTCCCATTTTGGAATATCCCAGAAAATACAACAAGTGTAATTCGTTTCCTTCCAGATGGAGACGCATCTAACACATACTTCTGGCGTGAACGTCTGATGATTAAAATTGAATTTAATGGCGTTAAAGGTCAACCAGATTCACGTAAAGTTACAGTAAACGTTCCATGTAATGAAATGTGGGGTCCTGTCGGCAGTTGCCCAGTTCTTAGCGAAGTTCGTGGTTGGTTTAAAGATCCTAACCTAGAAGAACTTGGTCGCAAATACTGGAAGAAAAAGAGCTATGTGTTCCAAGGTTTTGTAACAGAAAACAGCCTACAAGAAGAATCTGTTCCAGAAAATCCAATTCGCAGATTTATCATCAATCCAAGCATCTTTAAGATTATCAAAGGTGCGCTAATGGATACAGACTTTGAAAACATTCCTACTGATTATGAAGCTGGAACTGACTTCCGTCTAACAAAGTCACAAAAAGGTCAATACGCAGATTATAGCACAAGCACTTGGGCACGTCGTGAACGTAGTCTTAATAGCGAAGAACGTGCTGCTGTTGAAAAGTTTGGTCTATTTAATCTTAACGATTATTTGCCAAAGCAACCTAATGACGAAGAACTTCGTGCAATTCAAGAAATGTTCGAAGCAAGCGTAGATGGTCAGTTGTATGATCCCGAGCGTTGGGGCAACTTCTATCGTCCTGCTGGAGTTCAAATTGATACCAGCAATAGTGCAGCAAATAACAGTGCGCCGAAGCCTGCAGCAAAGAGCGTAGCACAGCCTGCTATGCGTCCAGCGCCGGCGGCTCACGTTGATGAGGATGACGAGATCCCTTTTGAAGGATCGGCTCCAAAGCCCAGTGCGCCGATTGTTAAACCGGCAGCTGGCGAAGCGAAACCTAGCGCACAAGATATTCTAGCAGCGATTCGTGCTAGAGGCTCAAACTAATAAAATATAAAATGCTTAGGGCGGCATAAGTCGCCCTAATTGCCTTTTAAAGGAGATATTTCAATGGCTAAACCTTTCGATATTTCGAAGTTTCGCAAAAGTATTACTAAAAGTGTGCCAGGTCTTAGTGTAGGATTTAGAGATCCCGACACATGGATTAGCACTGGCAACTATTGTTTGAATAAATTAGTAAGTGGTGACTTTTATGGCGGCATTCCTCTAGGAAAAGTTACAGTGTTTGCAGGCGAGTCCGGTGCAGGCAAGTCGTTTATTTGTTCTGGTAACTTAGTCCGTGAAGCACAACAAAAAGGAATTTTTGTAGTTCTTATTGATACAGAGAATGCATTAGATGAAAAATGGCTACATGCACTAGGTGTTGATACAGACGAATCTAAATTGCTAAAACTTAACATGGCAATGATTGATGATGTTGCTAAAGTTATCAATGATTTTATGACAGATTACAAGAAAGAATATGCGGACAAGTCAGCAGAAGACCGTCCTAAAATCTTATTTGTGTTAGACTCGTTGGGTATGATGCTTACGCCTACCGATGTTAATCAGTTCGAAAAAGGCGACCTTAAAGGTGACATGGGTCGTAAACCTAAAGCACTTACTGCACTTGTGCGTAACTGCGTAAACATGTTTGGCGATTATAATATTGGTCTTGTTGCAACCAACCATACATATGCAAGTCAAGATATGTTTGACCCCGATGATAAGATTAGCGGCGGACAAGGCTTCGTTTATGCATCAAGTATTGTTGTTGCTATGAAGAAGTTGAAACTAAAAGAAGATGATGACGGTAACAAGATTAGCGAAGTTCGTGGCATTCGTGCTTCGTGTAAAATTATGAAAACACGTTATGCTAAACCGTTCGAGTCAGTGCAAGTTAAAATTCCTTACGAAAGCGGAATGAGTCCTTACAGTGGTCTTGTTGACTTCTTTGAAGCTAAAGGTGTACTAAAGAAAACAGGCAACCGCTTAGAATATGTCGATAAAGACACAGGTGAAGCTATTGCTAAATTCCGTAAAGCATGGGAAGCCAACGAGGGCGACCATTTGGATCTTATCATGCGGCAATGGAATGATCACGACACAGATTCAGTAATGGAAGAACTAAATACCCAGGATGAACCCCACCCCATCTTGGAGGAATAAATTAACTATGAAACTAAACGAATCTGAAATCCAAACATATGTTGATATTTGGATGGCAATGAAATCGTATCTAAACCCTAAGGAAAAAGATACTGCATGTGAAAAGTTCTTAGACATTATTAATGAAAATGTTTGCGACTTATCTGAAACTGCAGATGAATGGGTAGGATATGACGGCACACTTGACAAAGTCTTAAGAGAAGTATACATTGATAGCGACAACTATGAGGATTACGACTCTGATGACGAAGATAAATGGTAAGTAATGAACTGGTTTAGAGAAATCCGCCAGGACATATCTCAAATTATTCCTGCAATTGATTATTATGAATTACAGCTTGTTGAAGCTCGATTTGAGTGCGGCCTTAAAGGTAATGTTGAAAAACATAGCCGTGACATGCCGGGCATAGTTGAACATCGTTTTAACCAATTGCAGGAAATTGAAGCAATATTAGAATATCTAAATATTGAACTTCGTAAAAAAAGAACTGAACACTACAGGAAATTTCTAGAACATTACAACCGTGCATTAACAAGTCGTGATGCAGAAAAGTATGTAGACGGTGTTCAAGAAGTAGTAGATCAACAGCACATTGTAAACGAGTTTGCACTTATACGTAACAAGTATATGGGGCTAATTAAAGCCCTTGATGCGAAGCAGTTTCAAATTAATAACATAGTAAAACTCAGGGCTGCTGGTCTTGAAGACGTTTCTCTATAATTTTTTTCAAAAAAAGACAAAATAGTTCTTGCAATCCATGAGCTCTTACACTATATTATAAGTGTAGGCGATAGAGGAGACTGCCAATGACAAAACCTGCTCGTAAGACTGTTGAAGTCGGTAAAGTTCTTAAGATTGCAAATAACTTCCTTGCCGCAAAGCATACCACTGCCGACGAGCGTGAAGCTGTTGCTGCAGTGATGGAAGCTATCCTGTTTGAAACAGGTAACTATCGTGGGTATGCATACCTCCCCAAAGAGAACTATCCCGACGAAGTTGACGGTCTTGGTACTCGTCGTCGTTACTTTGTTAGCGGCACTATCGATGCTGACTACGAAGCACAAGACCGCAACATCAGCAAGATCCCGGCATAAGGAGAACACAATGAATCCTTTGGCTTTTTTTGCAATGGTGGGGTTTGTATTGTTTCTGATCGTTAGCATCGGATCCTACACCTTTTCTAAATGCGGCTGGTATACCTTTGCACTAGGGCAAGGTGCTGGCATGGCTGCCGTCACTGGCATGTGCGACAAACTCAACGAGGACTGATATGGACTGGACTATCGAAGAATATCTGGCGTTCGAGAGACACTTGCTCGAGCAAATGGAAGAAGACGAAGAATACGAAGAACCCATCTACTGGTGCTAATATGTCAGAGTTTCTAATCTCATGGGATACCAACGGCATCGAAGCCATTATTCCT